GTAGACGTTTAACCAGCTCATCCCTTAACAAGTTCGGACTGTAAGTCCAAGTATCAAAGGAGAACCCCACCCAACCAAGATCACTTTTACGAGTTACCCGGGCTACCCACACATCACTGTGTAAGTGTCCATCGCCATAGCCTTGTGGGCCATACAGGCGGATAGATGGGTGTATCGACAGCTCAACGATATTGGCGCAGGCAAAATCCCCGCGCCTCACGAAGTAATTGTGGATCGTAAAAGCCGTTTCCCCCGTGAGGGGCCCGTCGACAAACACGGGTCGCACATCTATCCCAAGAACGTAGTCCTTGCCACACGACTCCCGGAACGTTCCGTCCCAGAAGCTCTTATCAGGGTTAGGCGTAAAGCCCAAGTCTTTCAACACCCTAATAAGAGGTACCGCCGCATCCACAGGGACAATAATATCGTCCCCGTAAACTAACGTGCGGATTCTCGTGCGCGGAGCGTAGATCTCGCTGACACTTAGGGCAATTGCCCAAAAAATCAGTGTCTCAAGAGGGAAAGTGAAACCATTCCCCATCGACGAGATCTTCTCCATGTAAACGATCTTACCATCAACCTCGGCTTCCGCACTGCGGAGCCGCCAAAGGAGATTAAACCAATCCTCGGGTAGTAAATGCTCTACAAGTTTAACGGCGACCGTATCGGACGCAGACGACAAGTCCAGAGTTGCTGACGCTCCGGAAATCGACCCATACAAGGCAGCGCGTTGATTCGCAGACTGATCTCGTATATCGATCCCAACCGTCCGTAGACGACTGGCAATGTAGTCCCCAAGACCGAGCTGGAACATCCCGTTTAAGGGCGGCTCAGTACAAATTGCACGATCAGTCTTGGCATTCTTGTGCACAAACGCCACCTTGGCCACGTCAATATCGACGGACACAGTGAGGTGGTCTTCATCCTGGTTTACTACCCAAGACTGGCTGCTCCACGCCGATACTTCAGCGAGGGCCGCTCCCAACAAAGGTTCGTTGGTCGCGGTACGGCCGGGTTCTACCCAGCCGGCAGCCATGTTTGCGCTACACGTTGGTGCATGACGCAGCTTTTCAAGTGCGCACGCATTTCTTTTTGGGACCTGCGTCGTCGCCCCCGGCCCGAACCTTGGCCGGATTTCGCCCAACGTTGGACAGTCACCTAGTACCTTGGAGATTTTCAGAGAAGCCGCGTGAAGGACGCGCTCCACTTCAGGGCGGAATTGAAACCGACCCTGACTCCAAGCCAGAAAACTATCGTTCGTTAACCTGCAGGCACTCTCAGCAGCTCTGAATTTCTCCAGGGCCACTGCCTTACGGTCAATCCCAAGGTCAATGTCCACCCTCTTTTGAAAAAAGGCAAGGCACTGACGTAAAAGGAACTGGTCGCTGGCACATAGACCCAACAGGTCTAGCTCGAGTGTACACAACAAGGAGTACTCACCGCTAATAACAGCAGCAAGCACATCCCCCCCCACAAGCCACCCTTCAGGCGTTAGCCTGTCTAGGTGAAGCCGCACGAGCCTACCGAGGAACTCATTGGTAAGCTCCGTTGGGAGTTCCTGCTCGTAA